ATAGTCTCCACCCTTAACAATAATATCTGGTTTTACTTTTTTAATTAATTCGTAAGGTGTATCTTCCTCAAAAATATATGCTTCGTCGACATAAGGTAATGATTTAACTTGTGCTAATCTAACGTCTTGATTATTAACAGGTCTATCGGGTCCTTTTAATTTCTTAACACTAGCATCAGAATTAATACCTACAATTAATTTCTTACCTAATGCTTTTGCTGACTTGAGCAAATGAATATGACCAAAATGAATTATATCAAAGCATCCATTTGTAAAAACTGTTTCTCTTTTAACATCTTTTAGTGAAACCGGTACAACACCACGATGTTCAACATTTCTTGCTGCGGCATAACAGGCTGCTTCTGATGCTTCCGGGATATTCATACCCTGTAAATAACCCCAAACGAGTACAGCCATAACGCAATCACCTGCACCAGTAACATCTGCAACTTCACGAACCGGTTCTTTATAATGAGCATAATTGCCATCACGATGAATAGCATATATACCGTCAGCACCACATGTAACTACAATCCATGTCCAATTATACTTACGGCATAAGTTAGCAGCCTTCTTAGGATCAAACTTGCCATCCCACTGTTCGTACTCCTTGAGATTAGGCTTTACTAACCAAGCATCTCGATATATTTCTGGATCTTGTTTAGGATCAACAAAGGTCTTAATACCTTTTTCATTAGCCCATTCGATAATATTAGATGTAATAACACCTTTATTGTAATCGCTAATAACTAAAATATCTGTTTCTGTCTTACGATGAAATAGTTGATCACGAGCTTTACGTCCTGTATATCTTTCTTCACGATCCCAACGCATAATGTGTTGTCCCGACTGACTTACTAATCTAGTCTTTGTAGTTGTAATAGAATGATTTCTAGAAACAATAGGTTCAATATTAGAATGTTCGTATAGTAATCGAAGTGTTTCTACACCATCTGTATCTTCTGATATTGCTCCGTACAGTTCTGTTTTTATATTAAGATTAGCAAGATTTACAGCAACATTGGCAGCGCCACCTAAATTAGATGACTGATGCTTTTCAAGTAAAACTGGAACAGGGCTTTCAGGACTTAATCTATTTGCCTCACCGTGGATCCATCGGTCAAGCATAATATCGCCTATTACTTTGATCATTGACGTAAATAATTTATATTATATTAAGGATTTTGTCAAGACAAGTGATCTAAGAATTCAAAAATAGTTTCTATTTTAGCTTTAATAATTTTATTACTAATGGTATTTCTAATACCTTGATGTGTTGGTTTAGGCCAACTGTTTAATTCGCACCAAGCCCATCCCTTATGCTCTTTACTTAAAGTTGGAATAAATTCTTCTTTTACAATACAAACATATGTTTGAAAATTAAAATGTGCGTCATCGCTGACAAAAGTTTCTAAAGGAATTGCTTTGATTAAGTCAGGCATGAATCCGATTTCTTCAATAACTTCTCTACAAAGACCTTGCCATATAGATTCGCCTGACTCTGTTTTACCCCCGACAAGACCCCAAATGCCTTCTTTTTTTCCTGATGCTTTTTGTAAAACTAAAAATCTTCTAGTGCTTTGACTGAGAAATAAAGCACCACTACCCCGGAACTTTTTAATCATAGTACTAGGCGCCAGTGTCCTTCTATATATTCCCCTTCGAAGCTCTTGGTCCACATTTCACCGTCCCACTTATATTGAACACCTGTTCTTAAGTTAGTTATGTAGATAACGTCAGTTACTGAAGCAGCTTCGAATATAACATTCCACTGACTTCCGTCCCACTCTATAATATTATTAGCATCGGTAACAAAATCAGAGAGGTCGGCGTTTTTCCAAGCAGCCGGACCGTCATTATTTTCATCTGCTCCGATTCTATCTAATAATAGATATCTAATTCCAGAAGCAATAGTATCTGGTGGATTATATGTAAGAGGATCTATAATAGCATCAACATTTCCTCTACCATCAATAATAGTATTTGTTGGATATGTATCTGGATCAAAATTAACTACAGCAATAGTATCGTCGCTAGGATGAATACTCATTGTACCTACAACCTCAGTACCGTCTGCCTTTTTTAAGAATAATCGACTTATACCCGCTCTAAATTTACCGTATTGATCAAGAAGCTTGTACCAATTAATATTCTCACCATATTTTTGTGGAATATCATCTTCACTAACACTTTCTCCTGGACCAATTAATCGTGCTTGATTGTTTATAACAAGTAGACCGAATCTACCAGGCGTAATGTATTGCGTCGATTCTGGAAGACCATATAAAAAGTCTGGATCAATTGACCCTGTTGCTTCTGTAAAAATATTAGCAATAATAGTATGGATGACTCCCATTCTTGTAACCTTAGCAGGAGGAGTTATCCATATTGGTGTTTCAAATTCTAAAGTTGCAACATCGATTTCACTATCTATACCTTGAGGTATTGAACGGCTTGTTAATGTAACTCCAGTTAGTTCAACAACTGACAAACTAGTCCAATCTACATAATTGTCTGTAGTTTGAATTTCTAAACTTGGATTAAACAATACAAGTATTTGTTCTAAAATTTGTAATTTCTGATCAGTGTTAGTTGACCATATATCAGCTTTCATTGTTAATTTATAAGGAGTTGGCATTAAACGCTCAACAGTATAATTTAATCCTTGAGCTGTGCCATAAGTTCCACTACTAGAAGAACCATCTTCTAATACATCGCGCTCTCTAATATGAACTTTACTGGTAAATGTAGCATCGCTTAATCTTTTACGATCTAATTCCAATTCAGTCATATAAAGTGCAATACGAGGAGCTGAAGGCATTTTATTTTCTGAATTGTCTTTAAGAATAGCAGCAACTTGTCTAGAAATATCTCCGTAAGTAACAGGAACAATCTTTTCAACTCCGTCAGCTGTTCTATACTTAAAATTACTTAACATTCTAATTGTCTGAGCAAGATATCTTCTTACTTGTCCATCATAAAAATATTGCATTAGAAATCTGCCCTCGGTCTAAGTGCCCTAGAAAGGCTTTGTTTTTGTTTGATTGTTTCCTTGAACACAGTCCATCGTAGTTCACCGCCTACATTTAATGAATACTGCATTGTAAATGCAATACATCCATCTTCTTCAAATATTGATGTAACAGGATTTTTTGATTCTCCTATCCAAACTTCAACACCGTATGTTGAAACGTATGGAACTTTGGTAACAATCTTTTTTCCAATAAGATCAAAACTTGCTGTTGGATCAGTTGGACGAAATACTTTAGGATCTTCAATTGTAAAGACATCCATCTGTAACATTCCAATATTACTTTGTTCGGTATTATTAATAAATCCTGTTTTTTGTGTTTGTCTTACATCATTGTTTGTCATAGTATGACGTACTTTTTCTTCATACTTAACCCAACGCTTTCCGCTAAAACGAAAGAGTCTATTTGGATAATAATCTGTTCTCAAATAAAAGTCACCTCTTGCAGCATTGTCTGGAAACTTAATACCAAACCCGTAGGGAGCACCATTTGGAGCAATGCCGTCACCTAATAAGAATCCTCTATATCCGTCTTTTACAGGAGATACCATAGTTGCATCTGTTGTATTAGCATCGTCGATAGCAAGAGTATCTTGGTCAACTGTTTCTAAGTTAACATTTCCAGAATTAGGATCAACGCTTAATGTCCAGAATTGACTAGTTTCATATCCGCTTAGTGGAGCATCGGCTTCTGCTTCTGCCACAACTGCTTCATTAATAGCAAGTATCTTTAAGTAATCGCTCATTCCGCTACCAGTAACTTCGTTAGGATCTAGCGGACGGAAATAAGTTGAATTGGGAGGCTCGTTACCAGTTGTCTCAGCAATAACTTCGTATAGCACACCTTTGTCTCTTACAATTTGACCTATACAATAATGTTTTGTTTCGTCGTATTCTCCAGCAAACATATCGCTGTTTACAGGAGTCATAAAAATATCTTTATATTCTTGACTATCAACAAGTGGCTTTAATTTAAGTCTGTAAAGATGTGGCCACCAAGTAGCTGAAAATCCTTCTGCGGCTCTGTTAACATCTTCTACAACATAGAATCTTTTAAGAGCATATGCTAAATTTCCCAAAGCATAATGATCTACAAGATGCGGTAATTCTATAACATCGCCTGTAATAATTTTGCGTCCAAGGGTATCTACAGTATTATTAATATGTACAGTCATAAAGATAGTATCATTTTGTAGAAATAGACCAAATTGACTTAGGTTAAAATCAATATCGTTTACGTTGTAAACACCACGCAATGGATATATTGAAGTATCATATTTGCGATCTCTATTTTCTAAGAATAGCACATCTTGAATAGTACTTTCGCCCATAGCTTTATTTGGGTCTGTAGGGTCTATAGGACCTATATACTTGTGTACAAGTACGTCAGTTCCACCAACTTGGAACATTTCATAGACTTGTTTGTCTATAAATTTAAAATCATTGCCTTTTTCGGGCTTATAAAGCGATAACCTGGGCATGTAACTATTTATCGGTAGCGATAAATACGATAAGCAACTCGTTTGGTGGG